CAGCGCGATGTCGCCCGGAAGCGGCGGATCGGCGATCCCGCGCGCGTAGCGGGTGAGGCCTTCGAGGTAGCGTTCGGCGTCGCGGTGCAGGTGCCAATCCGGCACGTAGAACGGCGGGTCGACATGCGGCGCGACACCGGCGCGCTCGTACACTTCGGCGAGCAGCATCAGGCAATCGGTGCCGGCGCCCTTGATACGCGCGGCATGATGAAACGGCGTGCCGATCCACGACTCCGCTTCTGTCACAACGGCGGCGCGAATGCGATCGAGCTGGTTCATTTGATTCACAATGAGACGGTGAGAGCAGAAACAGAACACTTCGGCGCAACGGGCGCCGAGGTCTGCGGAGGACGCAGAGGCGATTCCTATTTCTGCGTCCCGGCGAAAGCCGGGACCCACTGGTCGGAGGCACGAGCGGCCGAGGGGTGGGTCCCGGCTTTCGCCGGGACGACGGTTGTTGGTCAGGTGCCGGGGGGTGGGACAAAGCAGCGGATGAAGCCGTTCGGCGTGCGGCACACGATCGGCCGTCCATCGGGGTTGTCGCGCCGCAGCACGGCGCGTGCCGGCACGGGACTCCAGCGGGACGGGCCTTCGTAGGGCTGGATCAGCACCTCCCAGCCACTCGCCGTCAGGCGCGCCTCGGCCGGGCGGCAGTCGCGCATGTCGCAGCACGATTTGCCGTCCGCGGTGGTCAGCGAGCGCAGCCACGCCGACAGCGCATCCTCCCCCTCATGCGCCGCGCCAGGCGCACCGGCCAGCCCTATCGCGAGCGGCAGCACGATGGACAGCACCTCGAGGCGGGCGGGGCGCGTCATCGGCGCGACACATTCCAACTTGTTCCTCTTCATGGCAATTTCCATTCGCCCGATCGTGCGTCGGCGCCTCACCGCGCCCCTGTCCCCGCAGCGGGGAGAGGGAGAGCGGCGGCGGCGCGCGAGAAAGGAGGCGATGATGTCGGCGCTGCGGCTGGTTCTGCTGTTTGTCGCGACGGTGGCGCTCTCGGGAGCGCTGATGGGGACGCTGACGGGATGCCCCGGCCCGGATTATGCACCCTATGACAACATGAACAACAACAGCCCCAACTGACGCCTAGACGGCGGTCTCGGGCGGCGGGATGTAGGGGAAGCCGCCGTAGCGCGCGAGGTTGGCGAAGGTGTTCTGGCAGGTGGCGGTGGTGTGGTCGCAGCCGGGGAGGAACCGAAAGGTGTCGCCGGTCGCGACCGGGTAGAGCCAGGCGCGGTGCTGATAGGCGGTGCCGCCGAGCATCTGGCGGATCGTCCGGGTCAGGCCGGCGTTCTGGCCGGTGAGCCCGACCATCGTGCCCTGATCGAACAGCGTCGCCGGGCTCGGCGCGAGCGCGGTGTGGATCTCGGATTGCGTCGAGCCGCCGAGCGCCGCCGCGGTCTCTGCCGGGCTGGCGCGGTCGAAGCCGCACATCGCGTCGCCGAACACATGGGTGCAGGCCGCCTGGTAGAGGCGGCGCGGCATCTGCTGGATCGCCAGCAGATTCATCAGCGACTTCACCTTCATCTGGATCTTGCTGCGGCCGATATCGGTCTCGGCGACCCGACCGGTGAACCAGACGATCGCGCCGAGCGAGGTGTCGAGACCACCGCGGTTGTCCGGGTCGGGCGGCGCGAACAGGCGGTCGAGCTCGACCGTGGCGCCGTCGAACAGGCCGAGCCTGACCGCATCGGCGAAGGTCACCGTGCCGATCAGATCGGCGGCGCCGGCGAGGATCTCGATGTCGAGCTCGGTCGGCTGGACGCCGATTTTGGTGGCGATCTTGGAGCGTCCAAAACCGGGGCCGAGCGCGAAGCTGGTGTAGTCGAGCGCGTCGTAATTGAGGCTGCCGGACGGAAACAGCGTGCCGGGGATGCGCAGCGGCGTGGTCCAGCCGGAATAGCGCAAGGTTTCGCCGGTCGGCAACGCGAAGGTGTAGAGATCGGCGACGATGAAGGTGTCGTGCGCCGCGAGGTAATCGGCGAGCGCGGCGGAACAGGGTCGCATCGAATTTCACCAGTGAGACAATGAGACAGGGAGAAGAAAAACACTCACCACGAAGGACGCGAAGGATGCACGAAGGACACGAAGGCAATGGGGGCTGGTCCGCCTTCGTGTCCTTTGTGAAACCTTCGTGCCCTTCGTGGTAGAGAGTTTTGTTTGCGCTGCGCGCGAACGCTAGAGGAACGCGGATTGGAGCTTGATCTGGCGGGCCTGCCAGAGCTGCAGCATGAAGTTCTCGAATTCGGCGGTGTCGTCCGAGAAGCGGACGCGGAACCAATAGGTGAAGTCGGCCGTGACCGCCTCGCCGGCGGGCGGCGATGTGGTGAAGGTGACGAGCCCGGTTGCGGCGTCGAGGGAATAGCCGGCGGGTGATTGCAACAGGCCGTCGAAATAGATCGCCGACACCGTGTTCGGCGCGGTGATCGGCTCGGCGAAGCCGCCCATCGTCCGGACGAGCTGATAGGCGGTGGCGCTGCTGTCGCCGGTGCCGAGGAATTGCGCGGTCGCCGCGTGGTCGCTCGGGTCGTCGAACAGAAAGGGCTGGAACGCGCCCTGCTGCTGCAGAAAAAAGCCGGCCAGGGTGCGCAGCTCGTCGTAGGGGGTGCCGAGGCCGGGACCGCGGGTGTCCCATCTGTCGCGCAGCAGCGGGTAGGTCAGGGTCCAGCTCCAGATCGGATTCGGCTGATCAAGGGCGCGCAATTCGCGGCCGTTGACGGCGCGCTGGATGCGCGTCGCGAAGCGCGCCGATTTCGTCACCGACCAGCCGAGGCCGGGGAGTGCCGGGAAGATTGCGGTCATCAGGGAACCTGTTCACCAGTGAGGCGGTGAGGCGGTGAGGCAGTAAGAAGAAACAAGAGAACGCTTTAACGCGAAGGACGCGATGGGTACGCCGAGGACGCGATGGCGCCGGGACCGCTGAAGCGTCATCGCGTACCATCGCGTACCCTTTGCGTCCTTTGCCGACATTTTGCGCGCTGCGCGCGCGGTAAGTGCCCCTCACCCCGGCCCTCTCCCCGCAGGCGGGGAGCGGGAGAGCGGCTGCCACATCTCGCTCAAAAAAATCGCTCTCCCTGCCCGCGGGGAGAGGTGCCGAGCGCAGCGAGGCGGGTGAGGGGCCGAGGGCACGCATAGAACGCGCAGTGGTTTTTTGCGGCTCACAATGTGCGGGGGGTGAGGGCGTTGGAGCGCAGGAGGCTGCGCACGGCGCCGGGGTTGCGGGCGAGGAGGCCGGTGAACCAGCGCTCGACCGCGGGCGCGTCGGACGGGCCGTGGAAATGCAGGTGCAGGTCGCTCGCGCTGCTCCCGGACGCGATCATGCTCTGCAGGCCTTCGCTGATCGGCGCCGGCAACACCATCTCGCGGGCGTGCAGCAGGGCCGGCGCCGCGCCCGGGAAATTCGGCAAGGCCCAGCCGCCGGCCGCCGACGGCACGATGCCGCCCTTCGCGAAGGCGAGCAGGCCGCCGAGAAAGCCGAAAAAGCCGCCACCTTCCGCCGCGGCGGCGCCGGCCGTGGCGCCTCCAGCGGCGGCGAGCGCGCCGGCGCCGCTTGTCGCGGCGGAGGCGCCCAAGGCGCCGGTCAGCGCTGTCAGGGCGGCGGTGTTGGCGGCGAGCGCCGCGGTGTTGGCGCCGCTGGCAGCGGCTTGCCCCACCTGCTGCGGCAGGCCGAAGATCCAGCGGCTGAGGGCGCCGCCGAGCACGTCGCCGACCCCTGACCGGTGCCGGGCGGCTCCTGACCGAGCAGGCCGGCGAGCGGGCCCGCCGCCAGTTTCGACACCGTCGTGCCGAGTAGGTCGACGATGCCGCGCTCGACCGAGCGCAGGGCCAGCCCGGCCGCCGAACCGAAGCTTTCGGTGCCCTCGATCAGCCCCTTGACCGCGGAGCGCCAGCCGGCGCCGATCTCGTCAAAGGCTTGGCGGTAGGGCTGCGCGACGCGGTCGGCCTCGCGCCGCGCCGCCTCGGCGAGCCGCGCCTGGTCGCGCGCGATCTCGGCGCCGTAGCGGGTGCTGAGCTCGATCAGCTCGCGATAGGTCTGGGCCTTCTCGGCGAGGGTCGTGGCGTCGCCGGCCAGCGCGTCCTCGAGGCGGGCGCGCTCCTCGTCGTTGCGCGCGGCGGTGTAGGCGATGTCGAAGCCGAGCGCCTGGCGCAGCGACAGCGCATGCGCCGCCACCAGCTCCTGCATCTCGGATTTGAACACCGCGAGGCCGGCAGCGCCGGCATGGCGGATCGCGGTCTCGGTTTCGAGAAACGCGGTCTTGAGCTGCGTTACCGGCACGACCGCGCCGGCGACCGCCTGTTTCAAGGTGGTGAGCGCGGAGATGGCGCCGCCGATATCGGCGCCGAATTTGATCTGCACCTGGTCGGCCAAATGTCACCTCAACATGAAAAGAGACCGCTTCACCACGAAGGTCACGAAGGATGCACGAAGTTACACGAAGAGGCGGATGCGGCTGATCCGCCTTCGTGTCCTTTGTGAGACCTTCGTGTCCTTCGTGGTGAAATGTTTGGCCGCTACGCGGCCTTGGTTAGTGTTGTTATTGCTTTACTTCGATCGACCAGTAGCCGGAGACGTTGCGGCCGGCTTCCATGTTGTTGGCGCCGGTCCATTCGACATAGGTCGTGTAGGTGAAGCGCGCGCCGCAATAGGGCAAATCGGCGGCGCGCGCGGTCTGGCGATGACGGCCAAGCAGCCCGGCGGAGAGATCGCGCCGCTCGATCCTGATGCGCGGCTTCACCGAATTCTCGATAAAGCGATAGAGGTCGAGCCTGGTCAGCGACGGGCAGCGATGGCCGAGGATGCGCGCCACGATCTCGTAGACACCGCTCTGGTCGTAGGCCGCCTCGGCGGTCGACGGGATCAGGTCGCGCATCAGGCTCGATTCGACGCCGGCGACGGTGTCGTCGGGGTTGAGGCGCACCAGCAGGACCAAGGTTTCGGTGCGGTCGGGCAGGCGGCCGCTGAGGCTGACGAGACCCGGACCGAGACGGCGGCCGTTGACGTCGACGCGGTGACGCCGCGCCAAGGCCGCAGCGATCAGCCCCTCGTCGAGCCGCATCGTCGCCTGCAGCCACCGCACGCAGGATTCGGCCGGGGCGCCGAGACAGCCGGGACCGGCGAGCGGGTTGGCGATTGCGGTTTGCGCATAGGCCGGCGCGACGCAGGCAAGACCGGCGACAACACCGCAGACCGCCAGCCAGCGCATCGCGTATTCCCCCTTCAGCTAACCGGCACCCGGATAGCTTGCCTTGAAGTGCTGACAGCTAATCCAATCTCACTTACGATATTCCGCGAACGGGTGGTTTGTCCGTCGCCGGTCACGAATGTACGGCGCTACAGAGGGTTGCGTGAAGAAAGATCCGAAAAACGCTGAGAAAGGACATGTGGCCCGTTCATCTGCAGGCCGTGCTCTCGCGGGGCCACGTACCCCGCGAACGTCGCGTTCATCAGCACCGATCTCCCCGGCTTCGCAGAAAATCCTCGATCGTACGACGCGATCCCTGGGGAAGGCTCTCAGGCGCCTCGCCGACAGATAGCCAGACACTATCGCATCAAACTGAACGAAGCCCTGGCGGCGCATCATCGTGCATTGCGCTTCGGCGGGCGCGATGGGATCCGCGATTTGCACTCCATCGAATCCGCGATCGCCCGACCGTATCCCGGATATTACCGCTCGATAGCGGAGAAAGCGGCGGCGCTTGTGCACTCGCTGGCCCTAAACCACGGGTTCATCGATGGCAACAAACGTACCGCGCTGTACATGATGACCCTGTTGCTGGAGCGGAGCGGTTATCGTTTGCGACCGCAACCGACCGAAGCCTACAACGTCGACGTTGAAGCGATGATCATAGCCGTGGTCGAACACAGGCTCGATTTCGCGGGTCTCGTCGACTGGTTCAGGCGGCGGATTGTACGGCTGCCCGGGCGGTAGTTCTCAGGATATATTGCCGGTGCGGTGAGCGGTCTCCTGTGCGCGGGCGCGGTTGCGGGCGCGGAGGGTGGCGGGATCGAGGATCGGCGGCGGCATCGCGATGTCGGTGGGAGGTGCGACGGCGAGGCCGGGCGGAGGGGCGGCTGCGAGATCGGGGAGCGAGGCGGGCGGCGACGGCCGCGACGGCTGCCAGCCGAGCAGGCGGGCGATGGTCTGCAGCACCAGGTGGGAGGGCGGGTTGTCTTCCCAGTAGCGGAAGATCTCGCCGGCTTCGGCCAGGGTCATCGTGTCGATCACGCGGTAGGGGTAGCCGCAGCCGGTGGCGAGGGCGCCGTAGAGGGCGCCGAGCTGCTCGCGGGGATCGCCCCCGTCGCTGCGGCGCTCGCCACCGGCCCGGCTTCCCCCTGGCCTGACTCCCGGGGTTGCAGCCCCGCCATGCGCAATACCGCGGCGACCGCGGCGTTGAGCTCGGGCAGGGTCGCGGCGCAATCGAGCACCGCCGCGACCGTCAGCTCGGGGTGCGATGCGGCGAGCCCGGCGGTGACGAGCTTGGCGGCGGCATCGATCAGCGCGCCGCCGGAGGCGCCGGACATCGCGTCGAGCGCATCCAGCAGATGGCGCAGCTGGCCGAGGGTCGGCGGCCGCAACGCGAATTCGCGGCCGCCGAGCCGGATGGTTTCGGTCATGCAACCTCCGTAAGAAAGGGTTCACAACGAGCAGCGAGGCAGTGAGAAAGAGGAACGCCTTAGCGCGAAGGACGCGATGGCTACGCAAAGGACGCGACGGCGCATGAGCGCCTGATACGCCATCGCGTACCCTGCGTATCCATTGCGTCCTTCGCGGTACCTAAATCTGTTGCGCGCTAGCGCGCGCGAACCCGCTCGTCATCGCATGTCTCCGTGTATTCAGCGCCTCCGTGGCTTGATTACGGCGCCCCAAGACTCCCTCTTCCCCGCCGGGGGCCTTGCACAAAATCGCCATCCGGGTGGGTGGAACATGGCTCCTCCCCCGCGGAGCGGGGCAGGTGGCGAGCGACACGAGCCGGAGGGGGAACTGGCGGCCGTGTAGAGATCTCGCCAATTCCGCGTGCATTTTTACCGGCCCCATGCCCCCTCCACCATGCTTCGCATGGTCCCCCTCCCCCGCGGAGGGGGAGGAACCGGCGGTGCCTTTTTGTGCAAAGTCCCCACCGGGGGAGAGGGTTGGGGTGAGGGGGCGATCGGGCGACTGCCGCGGGCGCCCTCACCCGGCTTTCCGCCGCCTCATTGTTCGGGTTATTCGGCAGCGCTGATTGTGCCGATCGTGCCGGTCGGGTCGGCGAAGGCGCTGAAATCGAATTCCTGGATCTCGTAATCGTCGGTCTTGGTCGGCAATGACAGTTTCGAGGCGGTACAGGCGTTCAGCACCAGCGCCAATCCGGCCTGCGCGCCGCCGGTCGTCTTGGTGGTGTAGAAGGTCGCCTTGAAGGTCGGCGTGTAGCCCATGAACTGGTTGGTCAGCACCAGCTTCTTGCCGGACGCGCTGACATTGTAGAGATAGCTGATCGCCACCGCGGCGTTGGCATCGGCGGCGGCGAAGGTGTAGATTCCGGTCGCGAGGTTCACCGAATACTGGCCGGCGGCGCTGGGCGTCGTGACGCGGGTGAAGCGGCCGCCGGCATTGACGCCGTTGGCGTAGTGGACGCCGAGATCGTCGGCATAGCCGGAGGCGTTGGCGACGGCGATCGTGTACGGAGTCGTGGCGGGCACGTTGGCCGCCTCGTTCTCCGACACGGTGAGCTGGCCGGCGGCCGGGGTCTGGCCGAAGAACAGATCGCCGTAAATCGCGCCGAAGATGCGCGCGAACTTGGCCTTGCCGGCGATCTTGCCCTGGCCGCGCGCGATGTCGACCGGAAACTGGAACTGGCCCCACAGCTCCTTGGTGGTCCAGTCGAAATCGATCTGCACGTCCTGCAGGATGCCGAACTGGTCGGGGCCGATCCCGGTACCGGTGACATCGGTGCGGTTGCCCCACAGCGCGCCGGCGCCGAATGCGAGTTGCATGATCATCGCTCCTCTATTGTCCGGGCCACGGGCCAGGATCAG